CCTGTGTTTAGGCTTGGCTGATGTTGTTGCGCTCGTGCGCGTCGCATTCGGCGCTGAGTCGCTCGATGGCGTCGCGCAGGGCTTCCAGGCTGGAGGCGTTGCGGGCTTCGCGAACCATGTTGTTGAGGGTGATGCGGCGCACGAGCGCAACAACATCAGCCAAGCCTAAACACAGGAGCCCACCATGCAGACAGCCACCTTCACCTTCGCCGGCACGCCCGGCTTTGTGACCCGCACCATCGGCGACACGTTCGTCAGCTGGGGCGGCATGAACTTCCAGATCGAAGCTGCCAAGCCCGAGCTGCGCGCCGCCATCGACGCAGCCCTCGCCAACGCCGGCCAGGCTGCCAACCAGCGCAACCGCCAGGCCTACATGGGCAGCCTGTCCCGCAATGCCCGCCGCGCTCAGTACAACTGAAAGGACCCAACCATGAAGCACGACATCTTCGAGTTCAACGCCCTGGGCATGACCTGGGCCCAGCGCGCCTGGCGCATCGGCCTGCTGCTGGGCTGCATCGCCGCGGCCGCCCTGGATCTGTTTGTCTGGAGGCCCTGAGATGAAGTTCAAGATCCTCATGAACAACGAGCGCAAGGAATACCCGGCGCGCCGATTCTCCCACTACGTCGACGGCGTCCGGTTCTGGTTCGCTATCCATGACCCGGTCGACTACGTGGGCGGCCTCACCGTCTCGCACTGGGACTCGGGCAAGCGCCTGCTGCACATCACCCCCACGGTGCTGGCCGCCAGCTATCGCATGAGCAACGCCGAGATCGGCCGGGCCGAGATCAACAAGCTCGTGGGCCGCGTCGGCGCCATCAAGGTGGCCGAGGTGCTGCGCGCTGCGGAGGCCCAGGCATGAACAGCTGGCCGTTCCCACCACCTGGCGGCCCCGTGCCCTGGACACCGGCGCAGGAGCGCGCCTACCAGCGCCAGCGCTTGCGTGAGGCCGAAGACGCCCCACTGTAAAAATTTTCCCCAAGGCTGTAGCATCCGCTACAATTTAATTTCATCAACTGCGAAAGGAACGCACCGTGATTGCCATCACCCTCAACTTCAAGTCGATCGAGGCCGCCCGCCAGGCGCTGCTCGACATCCCCTCCACCGCCCTGGTCGGTGGCCCAGCGCCCGAGGCTGTGCAGGAGAACAAGCCTGCCCCAAAAGCACAGAAGGCTGCGGCCACTGCAACTTCCCCCGCTACTGCCGAGAAGGCCGCTGTGCCCGAGACGAAGACCCCCGCTTCGGACACATCGGCCACCACGAGCTCTGCCGCTGCAAGTGGTGCAAGTGAGGGAAACGCTGCTGCAGGATCTTCCACACAGGAAGCCCCCGCTGCGTCGACTGCCTCCTCCGCCGAGCCCTCGAAATCAGTCGACTATCCAGTGCTGCAAAAGGCAGTTTTCGCTTTGGCCGGCAAGAGCCGTGAGGCTGCAGCTGCTGTCGCGAGCTCGTTCGGCGTGAAGACGTTCAAAGAGCTGCCCGCCGACAAGTGGGGCGAGGCCCTGGGCGCCGTGCAGGAAAAGCTGGCCGAACTCGAAAGCGCCTGATCATGACCGCTGCCCACTCCTACTGGTCCGCCAGCAAGTTCGAGTCGCTCATGCTCTGCCCGGGCAAGATCGTGCTCGAGGACGGCGCACCGGACAACACCAACGCCTACGCCGCCGAGGGCACCGCGGCGCACCAGGTGCTCACCTGGGCGCTGCAGGAGGACCGCCCGGCTGCCGCCTACATCGGCCGCGTGATCCACCTCAACGCCGCCGGCAAGCCCTGCGAGCCCACCGCTGCCGTGTACCAGTTCGAGGTCGACCAGGAGATGGCCGAGCACGTCCAGGTCTGCATAGACTACTGCATCGACCTGCGCGGTGACGACGGCGTCGTGTTCGCCGACATCCGTGTCAACTACTCGACATACCTGGACGTCGCCGAGGACACCGCCTGGGGCACTGCCGACGTGATCATCGCCCGTGGCGAGGAGCTGATCGTCGTCGACTTCAAGTACGGCCGCGGTGTCGAGGTCGACGCCGAGAAGAACCCGCAGATGAGCCTCTACGGGCTCGGCGCCCTGCAGGCTTACCAGGGCCTGGTCGCTGATTTTGAGCGCGTGCGCATGGCGATCAGCCAGCCTCGCGTCAAGCGTGCGCCCAGCGAGTGGGACTGCAGCGTCGAGGAGCTCGAGACCTGGGGCCGCAGCACTGCGCGCAGCGCAGTGGTGACCTGTGTCAACGCTAAGACGTACGCGACAAGCCCTCACGACATGGAGTGGGAAGAAACTTTCCTGCGCCCCGACGAGAAGGCCTGCAAGTTCTGCAAAGCCAAGGCCACCTGCCCGAAGCTGCGCGCTGAGGTTTCCGTCGAGGTGCACGGGGTGACCGCCGCCGACCCGTCAGAGTTTGCCGACTTCGACATCAAAACCCCCGCGGACTTCAGTACAGCCGCGTGGGTCTCCGCCTGCCTGACCAAGGTCGACCTGATCGAGGACTGGTGCAAGGCCGTGCGTGCCGAGGCCGAGCGCCGCCTGCTGGCTGGCGACAAGGTCCCAGGCTTCAAGCTCGTGCAGGGCAAGAAAGGCGCACGCCAGTGGCGTGACGCAAAGGAAGCCGAAGAGCTGCTTAAGACCATGCGCGTGCCGATCGACAAGATGTACGACATGACAGTGATCAGCCCGACCTCTGCCGAGAAGCTCGCGCCGAAGTACGACAAGAACGGAAAGCTCGTTGCCCCGAAGGACGGCGCGCCTCCTCCTGTCATCGGCCCGCGACAGTGGCCGAAGCTCAAAGAGCTGATCAAACAAAACGACGGCAAGCCACATGTGGCGCCCGAATCCGATTCACGTCCGGCCCTGGTGGTCACGCCGGTCGTTGATGACTTCACCGACGTGACCACCGCTGACGATCTTGCTTAATTTTCAACCCTGAAAGGACCTCACCATGACTACCAACCAACCCATCGGCCGCATCCTCCTCAAAGACGTGCGCCTGGCTTTCCCCAACCTGTTCGAGCCCACCACCGTCAACGGTGAAGGCAAGCCCCGCTACAGCGCCACGCTGATCATCCCGGCCGACCACCCCCAGCTGGCCGAGATCAAGGCCAAGCAGGACGCCGTCGCCAAGGACAAGTGGCGCGACAAGGCCGCCGCCATCGTGCGTGGCCTGGACAAGCAGGACAAGCTCGCGCTGCACGACGGCGACACCAAGGTCAAATACGACGGCTTTGCCGGCAACTTCTTCATCAGCGCCGCTGCCCAGGAGAACGCCGCGCCGACCGTGATCGACCGCGACCGCTCGCCGCTGTCTGCCAAGTCGGGCCGCCCCTACCCTGGCTGCTACGTGAACGCCTCGATCGAGCTGTGGGTCCAGGACAACGCCTACGGCCAGCGCATCAACGCTCAGCTGCGTGGCATCCAGTTCCTGCGCGACGGTGACTCGTTCAGCGCCGGCCGTCCTGCCGACTCCGACGAGTTCGAGGACGTGGCCGAAGGCGCCGACGCCGAAGACTTCGCATAAAGCGCGGGGCCCTGCTCTTCCAAAGCTGGACTCACCCACCAGCTACACAGCCGAGGCTTAGGTGCCCGCCGTTCCCGCGACATGTTCAGCGGCGGTGCACCGAGCTCCCCTGGCAGGGCCGTAAGCACGTTCAGGGAAGCCTCGGAACGGGTGTTCTTTGTTGAGGCGGTCACCAGGCGGGGAATGCAAAGCCTCTCCCCGGCGCCACCCGCGCATGCCGTACGGTCGCCGCCTCACCTAAGAACGAAAGCAAAACATGACCATCCTCTGGTTCGACACGGAAACCTACAGCGAGTGCGACCTCAAGACCGCAGGCACGCACCGCTACGCCGAGCACCCCAGCACCGAGATCACCGTCGCCCAGTGGGCGATCGACGATGGCGAGCCTGTCGTCGTTGACTGCACGAGCAATGACTACCCGGAGTACGAAGAGGGTGCGGATTGCTTGGAGTTGAAACAGCTTCGGGTGCTGCTGCGCGACCCCGACGTCACCATCAAGGCCCACAACAGCATGTTTGACCGCACGCTGCTGCGCCACGTCTGGGGCATCGACGTGCCCGTGAGCCGCTGGCAAGACACGATGATCAAGGCGATGGCGCACGGCCTGCCAGGCAGCCTGGACAAGATCGGCCAGATCGTCGGCCTCGAGGCGGACCAGGCCAAGGATAAGCGCGGCCGCGAGCTGATCCAGCTCTTCTGCAAGCCGCGCCCCAAAAACAGCAAACTGCGCCGCGCCACGCGCGAGACGCACCCCAAAGAGTGGGCCGAGTTCCTTGAGTACAGCCGCCAGGACATCGTCGCCATGCGCGCGATCGACCGCGCCCTGCCGACCTGGAACTACCGCGCCGGGCACCCTGAGCTCGGGATCTGGCACCTCGACCAGCGCATCAACGACCGCGGCGTGGCCGTCGATCTGGATCTCTCGCGCGCCGCGATCGACGCGGTGGCACTTGAGCAAAAGCGACTGAAGGCCGAAGTCCAGGAAGCCACCAACGGCCTGGTGCACAGCGCCAGCAAGCGCGACCAGCTGCTCGCGTTCATCTGCGCCGAGTACGGCGTCGATCTGCCCGACATGAAGGCCGACACACTGCGCCGGCGCGTGGAAGACCCCGACCTGCCCGAGGGTGTGCGCCTGCTGCTGTCGCTGCGCCTCGAGTCGACCAAGACCTCGACCGCCAAGTACAAGGCCCTGGTCAACGCGACCAGCGACGACGGCCGCCTGCGCAACACGCTGCAGTTCGCCGGCGCGCAGCGCACCGCCCGCTGGGCTGGGCGGATCTTCCAGCCGCAGAACATGCCCCGCCCTGACATCGGCCTGGTGGCCGACCACTTCCAGGTCTCGCGCAAGCAAGCCGAGGACATGCTGGTCGACTACCTCGACCAGGGCATCGAGGCGCTCAAAGGCAGCTACGCCGACGTCGTGTTCGACAACGTGATCGGCCTGACCGCCAACGCGGTGCGCGGCTGCATCGTGGCGCCCGAGGGTCGCAAGCTCGTGATCGCTGACTTGTCGAACATCGAAGGCCGCGGCCTGGCGTTCCTGGCCGGCGAGCGCTGGAAGCTCAAGGCCTTTGCCGACTTCGACAACGGCACCGGCGAGGACCTCTACAAGGTGGCCTACGGCCGCTCGTTCAACATCGACCCCAAGGAAGCCACCGGCCAGAAGCGCCAGATCGGCAAGGTCATGGAGCTGGGCCTGGGCTATGAGGGCGGCGTCGCGGCGTTCTTGACCTTCGCCGCGGTGTACCAGATGGACCTCGAGGATCTCGCCAAGGCGGTGTGGGCCACGGCCAGCCGCGAGGCGCTCGAGAACGCCCAGGGCATGTGGAACTGGGCGCAGAAAAAGAAGCGCACGCTCGGACTGTCCATGGAGGTCTACGTCGCCTGCGAGGTGCTCAAGACCGCCTGGCGCGATGCGCACGCCAACACCCGCGCGCTGTGGGCCGCAGCCGGTGAGGCCGTGCGCCTGGCGATCAAGAACCCGGGCGAGACCTTCCCGATCGGCCAGCACCTTAAGGCCCGCCGCGATGGCGCCTGGCTGCGCATACGCCTGCCCTCGGGCCGCTACCTTTGCTACATCAACCCGCAGGTCGATGACGATGGGCAGATCACCTACTTCGGCGTGAACCAGTACACGCGCCAATGGGGCCGCATCAAGACCTACGGCGGCAAGTTGGTCGAGAACGCCACGCAGGCTTTCGCCCGCGACGTGCTCGCCTACAACATGCCCGCGATCGAGCAGGCCGGCTACGAGATCGTGCTCTCAGTGCACGACGAACTGCTGACCGAAACACCCGACCGCGAAGAGTTCAACGCCGACGAGCTCGGCCAGATGATGGCAACCGCGCCCGACTGGGCCAAGGGTATTCCCCTAGCTGCTGCAGGCTTTGAAACGACGCGCTACCGCAAGGACTGATTTAGCATCTGCTACAATTCAACTTCCGCCAACCCCTGTGAAAGGACTCACACCCATGACTGCCCAACAACTGGCCGCCACCGGCGCCAAGCTCACGATGCCGACCAGGCTGTGCACCGATCCGAAGTTCAAGTGGCGCTGCGCTGCAGCCACCGACGTGCGCCGCACCTGGCGCAAGTTCCGCCTGCTGCAACGTTTGCAGGGAGCGCTGGCATGAGCGAGATCAACACAGGCGGCCCAGCGTTTCCTAGCACTGAGCCTTCGCAAGAACACACGCCGTTCTTTGACCACCACGACGGCATGACCCTGCGCGACTACTTCGCGGCCAAGGCAATGCAGGTTTTGATCAACGGCAAAGATGTCTACGCCGCGGCATCAGCCGCATACATCATGGCCGACGCCATGCTGAAAGCGAGAGAAGCATGAACATCGTCATCTACACCAAGAGCAACTGCCCCAACTGCGTGGCAGCCAAGCAGCTGCTGAAGTCGAAGGGCCTGGATTTCGTCGAGGCCGACGTCGAAAAGATCCCGGCCACGATGGAGCTGCTGCAGCGCCAGTTTCCCGAAGTGCGCCAGATGCCCCAGATATTCATCAACGACCAGCGCGTCGGCGGCCTGGCTGGCCTGCAGGCGGCGCTCAAGCAGATCGAGGGGGTCGCATGAACTGCTGCGACGAATACGGCGACTGCCGCCAGGGGCGCGACTGCCCTGCCCGTGTTGCCAAGGTCAAGCGCCGAGTGCCAAAGCACCCCACGCCGCTGCGCCAGGAGATCAGCCGCGTCTACCTACGCCACCTCGCCAAGTGGATGCTGATCTGCATCGCGGTGCTGCTCGCCAGCGCCGTTGTCGTGGGAGCGCTGCATGCTTGAAAGCGACATCGAGGACTACCTGGTCAAGCGCGTAAAGGCCATGGGCGGCGAGGTGCGCAAAGTCCAGTGGATCGGCCGCAACGGTGCGCCCGATCGCTTCGTGATGCTGCCGCCCAAGTTCGTGCGCGAAGCCGGCGACGTCCTGGTCTACGAAGGTTTGGGCGTGTGGGTCGAGCTCAAGAACCCCGCGACGATCAAGACCTTCCCAGCCGATGCGCGCGAGCGCGCCCAGGCCAGGGAGCACAAGCGCATGCGGGCACTGGGCCAGCGCGTCGAGGTGATCGGCACGCTCGAGGGCGTCGAGGAGCTGCTGTCGTGACCCTGATCGAGCAGATCCGCAAACACGTCGTCGAGGAGGGTGACTGCTGGAACTGGACCGGCGCGATGCAGACCTCCGGCACCGTGCCGACTATGAACTACAAGCGCAAGGTCGGCGCCGTGCGCCGGTTCATCCTGCAGGAGCAAGGCGTCGACCTGGGCAAGCGCCTGGCGACCTACACCTGCGGCAACACCATGTGCGTGAACCCCGAGCACACCGCCCCGGCCACGCGCCGCACAGTGCAGCGACGCACCACCGAGGAGCTCGGCCACCAGAAGAGCCTCCTGCGCCGCAAGAAGCTGGCCGACAACGCCCGCAAGCGCGCCAAGCTCAACCCCGAGCTGGCCCGCCAGGTGCGCGAGGCTGACGGCACCCAGGACGAGATCGCCGCGCGCTTTGGCGTCAGCCAGGCCACGGTGAGCGTGATCAAGCGCGGCGTGACCTGGAAGGATTACAACAACCCCTTCGCCGGGCTTGCGCTATGACCAAGCGCATCAGACCCGACGCCGACTTCGTCGAGCAGCAGGCAGCCCGCATGCTTGAGCTGCTTCACCAGCGCGCCACGCTGCCGCGCGAGGATCTCGAGTACGTGGTCGAGACCATCGCCAAGCTCAAGGACGAGCGCCTCAAGGCGTGCGTGGCCGAGCTGATCGGCTGGGGTGATGACGAGCGCGCCGAGCTCGAGACGTTTATCGCGATCGCCATCGAGGTGATGCGGAAGACCAACGTCTCGAAGATACGGTCGGCGGCCGCGACGGTCGGGCTGCGCCACTACCTGAAAGACCAGTAATGACGCGCCGCCGCTACACCCCCCGCCCCTTCGCGCCGCTCGCCATGAGCCACATGGCCGAGGTCGAGCGTTGCGCCCTGTGGGCCAAGCCCGGCATGGGCAAGACCTCGATCACCATGACGTTCCTCGAGCACCTGCACAACGTGGTCGGCGAGGACGCCCCCACCCTGGTGCTGGCGCCGCTGCGCGTGGCGCGCGACACCTGGGCCAATGAGGCCAGCAAGTGGGAGCACCTGGCCGGCATGGAGGTCGTGCCCGTGGTGGGCGATGCAAAGCAGCGCGCCGCCGCCCTGCGCCGCGACGCCCAGGTCTTCACCACCAACTACGAGAACATCGTCTGGCTGCGCGAGCACCTCAAGGACGCAGGCCGCGCCTGGCCCTTCCGCACGGTGGTGGCCGACGAAAGCACCAAGCTCAAGAGCTTCCGCCTGCGCCAGGGCGCCGTGCGCGCCCAGGCCCTGGCCGGCATCGCGCACAAGGACGTGCAGCGCTGGATCAACTTGACCGGCACGCCGGCCAGCAACGGGCTCGAGGATCTGTGGGGCCAGAACTGGTTCCTGGACGCAGGCCAGCGCCTGGGCCGCACGTTTTCGAGCTTCCGCGAGCGCTGGTTCCAGCCGGTGAAGGCCGGCCAGTTCCACCAGTGGAAGCCGGCACCCTGGGCCGCCGACGACATCCACGCCCGCCTGGCCGACATCTGTCTGACGCTGGACCCCA